CCGCCGTGTCACGGCGGCGCTGCCAGTTGATCGTGCGCTCGGCGCGGAACGCCACGCTGTTGGTACCGAACATCGACACCATCGTGCTGGCGACAGGCGGATTGGATGCGGAGTCCTGCGTCGGACCTTCGTCATCGCCTGCACGCATTTCAAGCGAGGCTTCTGTCGACATGTCGATCGTGATGCCACCTTCGTCGCCGAGATAGATGTCGCCGGCGTTCACCAGCACCACATAGTCATCGACATATTCGGAGGTGATGACGGGCAAGCCCATGAAGGTGCCGCCGTTCATCGTGATGCCAGGGAATTCGAGATTCCCCAGATCATTGACCATCATCGACAACGCCAACGCGCGCTGCGAAGACATGATCCAGACGCCAGTCGTCAACGGATTGTCCGCTGCGATGAACTTCTGGATTGCGTTGCGAGCATCAGACCGCACATCGGCCGCCGTGGCGCCACTGGACGGGTGAGTCATGGCCGCGATATCGTCGGTGATCGACGCCGGCTCGACAGTCGAAACGCCGCTGTTGTCCGGATCGATGAACGACAGATCGATACGCTCGACAAGCGCCGCCGTGAGGTCATCGCGGATCAGCCGTTCGGCTGAAGGCGACGAGTCCCGCAACACTTCCATGGTGGCGGCCGTGATAACCGCAACCTTGAGTGGCGTCATTTCGGTGCGGCCGAATGTCTGTTTGGTGAGGGGCTTGCCCTTGCCTTCACCAACCCAGTAGGCAGTTCCCTTGCCGGTCTGACCCATCAACGGCACGCGGAACGGAACACCGCGCAAGGCGGGAATGCCACCCTGACCGAAGCGACCGACGATAGTCTGCTTGCGCAGGTATTCCGCGAAGTCGGCGAAGCCGCCTTCGTTGCCAATCAGTTCGGACGCGTTGGTGGTGCTGAGTGCCGGGGTCAAGGTGCCGGCGGCCTTGATCATCTTGACGACAGCGCCGTCGCGCTGGCCGTACAATTCTTCGGCGACGTTAACAACATCGCGGTGCATCTTGTGCGCCAACGTCATGCAGCGGACGTATCGCGCGAAGCGAATGCCCGGTTCCGGCTTATCGACCACTTCGGCCGGCGCCTTGCGGACATCGCGACCGAGCGAGCCGGACGCAGCATCCTTACCGATGATCGGCCGCGCCGACTTGCTGGCGACCAGCATGCCGTTGAGATCGTCAATTTCCTGGTCGAGTTCGCCTATCTCTTTCGCCAGAGTGCGATACTCGGTGCGGTCGGCATCTTCCAGCGACTTGATCTGGCCGTCCGGCGCCGCGTCGAAAAGTTCTTTCATGCGCTCCGCTTTGGTGGCGCGCGTGGCCTCCAAATCGCGAAGCTGCTGTTCAATCGTCTTCATGGTCCAGTTTCCTTTGTCTCGGGTGTGGATCTTCAGTCCCGAGGCGCCGGGAGACTCCGAGCGGCCAGACGCGGCCTTTTGCCAGGAGTGGGAAGTGTCGAAAGATTTGATGACCGCGATTGCGGCCGAGTTCATGTTTTTGCCGAAGCTGGTGATGATTGCTTCGGACTGCGCCGGAATGGTCACCGCGCTAAGTTCATAGACTTCGGATTCGATGAAACGAATCCCGCCTGTTCCTTCGATGAAGGCATATTCAATCGCACGGAAGCCGATTGACACAGCCCGCACTAGGCGAAGCTTTATCGATTGCCACGCCTCGTCGACGCGTTCCTTCAGCTTGCCATCGTCGGCAACGTTGGGAATCTCGGCGGTGAACGCGATGCCATCCTTGGTCGGCTTGCCGAACTCCACCAGACCGATCGGCTTCGAAGAATCGTGCTGCCACAAGAACGGCAGCGGATTCTTGAACTTCACGCCGAGAGGTTCGACCACGTCGCCAACGCGATCAACCGTCGGCGTCGTCGCGATGCCGCGGATGATGCGCTTTTCTTCGTCGACCGATTTGATCTCGAAGAATGAATAGGCGCGATGGTTCATGATGGCAGTTCCCGATTATCTTTCAGCCGAAGACCAGCATCTGATATTTTTTCTCGACCTTGGCTTCCGGATTCCAACTCATCAGGATCGCCGCTTCGCCCGTTGCAATCAGCGGATCGATTTTGCCACGACCTGACTTTTGCTTCGTAATCATGATCGCGTTGCCTTTCGGCTCGGGCCGGGCGTTGCCAACGCACCAGTCCATCAGCGCAAGGCCGGCGTGAGAGACCGTGTTGTCGCTCAACTTAAATTCGAGGCCCCACCATGCCGGCGCCAACGCCGGACCCTGAAGCAACCGCCTCAGCATGTCTTCGGTCATGCCGTTTGCGACAAGCGTTTCAATCAGGGCAGCGACGTTATTCGGATCGAGGCCGACCGCGTTCTTTTCCGGCAGCAGCCCGGATGCAAGCACCAGACCGAACAACTTGCCGACCTGATCCATCATGGCCGGCGCATCGCAGATCGTGAGTGAGCCTTCCTTTTCGAAGTCCTTCAGTTGTTCGGAGATTTCCGGGCGCTTCTTGAGCACCTTCGGATGCACCCAGGCGTGGTTCCAGATCAGCCACTTGCGCGTCTCGCGTTCGCGGCCTATGACCGCGACCCCAAGTAAATCTTCCAGACCGCCGCCGTCGCCGCCGAACGTCACCACTTCCGAACGGCGCAGCAATTCCTCGAGCGTTAACGTAGGATCTGCGGCATCTTGCCAGTAATCGGCACCTGCCCAGTTGTTGTCGCCGAAGCCAACCCCGATCTCGATATTGAGATGCTGCGAGGCCCAAATCTGTTCGGCCTCATCGTTCACTCGCCCGTTGTTCTGGTAATCCTCGATCAGACGTTGTTTGTCGATCGAGAGACCAAGGTTCGGCAACAACAGCGGCCAGTTTTTCTGATCCCGCCAGAAAGTCTGATTGCGCTGCAGATCCTGCGGAAATTCGTAGAGCAATGGCAAAAGGATCGGAGCATCGCCGCCTTTACCGTCGCGCACCGCGCGTGCCTTTTTCAGTTCCGTTTTCCATATCCCTGCCGGTGCCTCATCCGACTGGGTCGTGATCATCAGGACTTGGCCGCCCTGCTTCGTAATGCCTCCGCCTCGAATTTGCTGCATAACCGCAGCGGCTTTGGCCTTTTTGCCGAGCTCGTGCACCTCGTCGACGATCGTCAGAATCGGAATCTCACCGACGATGATGTCGGGAGCGAAAGCTTTGACGTCCAGCCGCGTTCCTGTCTTGCGGCGCTCGATCGTCTTGAGATGATCTCGCACATTGAAGATCGCCTTGAGGCGTTCATCCAGCCGGATCATTCCCTGCGCCTGGTCATAGGCGCGCTCGGAGATATTCTGCGTCGGCCCGAGCAACAGCATCTGTCGGTTCGGCGCTTCCTCCATGAACAGCGCGGTCAATCCGAGCGCGGCAGCATACGTCGTCTTCGAATTTTTCTTCGGAACCATGCAGAGCAACTCGACAACGAGTCGCCGTTTGGTCACCGGATCTTCGCTGGCAAGGAATGCGACAAGCAGATCGCGGAACCAATCGCCGCAGGCTTCCGAAAGCGGCGGATTACCAGGAACGTCCGGCAGTCTCAGCCGGTTGAAAAATGCGAGGGCCTTTGCCGCCCGCGCCGCGTTGACTGGAACGACCGCCATTGGCGGTATGCCAGCCTGTATTTTCTCCCACCAGTCCGGACACGCAAACCGAGGAAGCGGCTCGGCCTCAATGGCGAGCGGCATCCGGCGCCGTAGCCTCCTGATCTAGCTCGGCCGTCAAGTCGGCATCGGCATCGAGCGCGCGCCGTTCGTCGGCCACCTTCTTGCCGAGCCTGGCATCGGCCGCCTGCTTGTCTGCCGGCTGTGCTGCCATCGCCGCTTCGGCACCCATGCGGTCGTTATTCTGCATGAATACCATCCACAACCGCATCGCGCCGGCGTTGCCGTCCTGCACCTGTTTCCAGAGGTGCATCGCGTAAGCAGCATCCAGACGATCGCGCGCGATCGAACGTTGACGCTTGACCAGAGAAAAATAATGCTTCCGGAAAGTCGGCAGCGCGATGTCCATCGCTGAGGCGATGCGCTCGTTGCCCCAACCGAGGGCCACCAACATAGTGACTTTGTTGATGTTTTCGGCGGNGCGGTGACGATGTGTTCGGGCCGGCCGCGCCGCCCCCAATTTTCCGGGATGCGGTCGCCGAAGAGGTCAAAACTCTCAGGCATCAGAAAAAAAATCCTTGTACTTG